CAACCCACAACCAGCAAGGAGCTGAACGTGAAAGCAACTACCAACAAGACCACCCAAATGGCTGACTTCCAGATTCTTCCCTTTGACTTCAACGACACCACGGTGACTTTTGTCGCCAACAACAAAGCGGCACAAGACCGCATTTACGGTGGCAAGTCGGTTGAGATTCGCAAGTCTGAATCGCAGCGTTTTTACGCCACGCTGATTGGCGACGGCTTCAAAGTTAATGTGCAATGATTAAGGAGACCACCATGAACAACAGCCAGCAACAACCAGCCTGGCTGGCCCAACGGGCCAGCCTGCTCAACCCGAACTGGCGCTACGTGCCAGCAGCGTCCACCAACATCATGGAGCGCTTTCGCGCAATGGGTTGGGTTCCACCTTCGGAGGCCAAGAAATGAAGAAAGTTCTTAACCTGGCGCTGGCCACCCTGATTGGCACTGCCTTGGCTCTCCTGCTCATGGAGTGGATGGTCGGCTGCGGTGAGACTTATATCGACTCTAAAGGCGTCAGCCACAAATATGCCTGCCTGTTTATGGGCCTGGACAAATGAACTGCTGCGACTACGACTGCGTGCAGGGCCGCGAGTGCCCTGCCCGTGTGGCCAAGTGCAGGCCAGTCATGCTGGCCGCTGAGCCACTGCCTGCCAGCCCTGTGGCTGGGTACCTGAAAAGGATGGCCAGTATCATGCTCGTGGTGCTGGCCGTGGTGCTGGTGAACTGCATGTGGATGGTGCTGATCGCAGCATCTGCAATAGTCGCACCTGAAAGACGGGTGATCGACTGCAGCCTGGCATCGTTTCACCCAGACTTTACCCCAGCGATGCGTGAGGCCTGCCGCAATCGCAAGGCCACGCAGTAGGTCTCATGCAATCATGCCGATTGCCTTGGCCTGCACATCAGCAACGCGCCTGCCCCAGCCCTTGCCGAATGTTGGCCAGGTTGGAAGTGCCTGCAAAAATGACAGTCTGCGCTCGGAATAGTCTTCAACGAGCTGCTGTGAGTCAAAGGACGCCACAGCCGCCAAAGTCTTCGGACCTATGCCACCATCAGGCTCAACACCAACGCACGTCTGTAGCCACTTCGCAGCCCTTTCTGGGCCGCTGTTGATGGCAGCATCGAACACAGCGTAATCAACACCTGACGGCAGCTCATCGCCACGCACCTTGTTCCAATACTTTGTCTTGTACAAAGGTGCCACATCGGCAGGCGTGAGCGCACGCATGGTCTTCTCGTCCACCTCGTTGCCGCAATGCTCCTCCCAGACTTTCTTGGTGCAGCCGAGGTTCGTCATTCCACCTGGGTCTTTGGGGTGGTTCACAAAGCCGCCCTCATGATGTAGGACGGCAGCCAGTGCAGCTTCAAAGTTCTGTTTCATAGTGTCCTCACTTGGTGGCTTTGGAGAGCAGATCAGTCTTGGCCTGGGAGCCAGCAGACGATCCAAAATAATAGGCAATGATGCCTGTCCAGGCGGTTCCTAGACTGCCCAGCATCATCAAGATGGCAGGATTGTTGCTGTCGATCTGGTTGAAGAACATCATCACCATGATGCCGAAGAAACCCAGGGTCACAGCACCAGCAAGGATGGGAGGCATCATCGAGCGAGTGGTAGCCTGCATCTCCCGTGCAGACTTGCGGTCATCAACGGCCAGCTTCTCGAAGTTCAGGCCCAGCTCCTGCGCCTGCTTCTGCAGCTCGATCTCAGCCAGCTTGACCTGTGCGATTTGGTCGGCGGTCAGCTTGTTGGAGGCGATCAGATCGCCCACCTTTGCCTCATCCACGCCAATGGCCTTGGAGACTGCCGAGACGGCCATGCCTGCCAGTGGGCCACCCAGTGCAGTGGCAATCGTTGGGGCGATCTGCTTAAGCCAGTCCATGCTCACTCCTTTTTCGCAGTGACAACATCGTCACCCTTACGCACCGTCACCTTGTCGCCTTCAACGTCAACGCGCATCGGCTGCTCTGGACGGTCAAGGCGGTCGAGCTTTTCAATCAACTGCTTCATAATTTCAAATTCAGGCTTTTCCTGCTTGGTGCTTGCACCAGCGATGCCGTTGAGCATGGAGATGAGCGCAGTCAATGCCGCGCCAAGCAGACCCATCACTGCGGCAATCTTTTCATTCTCCAGCACTACGCTGGAACCGACACCGATGACGATAATCAGTGTGATGTAGAAGAGGCCGCTTTCGCCAATGGCTTTGCCTGCGACTTCTTTGGCTGTGCTTTGCGCTTGCAGCCTATTCAGCTCCACTTTGGCCTGTTCCTTGATGAGCGCCAGTTCGTGGTTTAAATTTTGATTTGGCATCGGCGATGCGCTTTTTGCGGATTCGTCAGCCATTTATAGCCCAAACAGTTTTTTGACAAATTCAGCAGCCACACCTGGGCCAAGCAGCACAGCCGCGATGAGTGCATAGAGGATGTACTCGATGCGGCTCATGCGCTTGCTGCCTGACTCAAACGATTTCTGGATGGCCTCATATCTCAGCGCACAAATTTCTTCGTGCGTCTGAAGTCGTGCATCGGTTGCATCGACCTGGCTCATTACATACCCTCGCCCTGCACAATGTAGACAGTAGATGCGCCAGCAGGGGCCAGGCCTGAGAAGAAGGACTCACGACTAAATCGCAGTACTTCAACTGCACCAGGCACCAGCACAATGGCTGCTGAAGGAGTTCCAGCAACAGGAGCCACAGCATTGGCCGCAGCCTCTGCTGCAGTGTTGCCAACGCCCAGAAACACCGTATTGGCGCTGTTGTTGATGATCCGGTACTGGCCTGTGCTTTGTGCGTCAAGCCTTGAAAACACCAGAGCCTGGACGCCAGTTGATGCAGAAGTGGTGGCAGGAATGACGACTGTGTTGCCAAGTGGGGCAAATGCGATTTGTGAATTACTAGCCATGTCAGACTCCTTGTGCAGCGATGGCTGCCTTGTATGCTGCGATTACGTCAGCAGTGTGCGTTGCCGCACAGATAGCCTGCACACGGGCATCCTCACTGCTATAGTCAGCGCCAGGCACAACAACGTGACGGTGGAACTTGCTGCTGATTTCAACGCCATCTTCTTTGATGGCGGTTTTGGTGCGAACTTGAATGGAGCCGTTTTCAACAACTTCAATGCGGTCAACAGAGGTAACTTTTTCCAACATAATATTTCCTTGTTTCCAACCACGGCATTCACCGTGACATTAAGGCTGGTGGGCCGCACCAGTACGGTTTATTCTTATTCAGAATCGTTTTGCTCAAGAGGCACATTTCCTTGCGCCAGCCATTGTTGATATTCAGGATCATTTAACGGAATCATCGGCCATACCTGGTCAACATCAACGACAAAATCATCACCGTGTTTTCTGTACATTTTTACCATGATTGCTCCTTATACAGGGTCGCTTGTGCTTGCAACATTGCCAAAATTTAGAATGTCGTATGTGATTGCAGACCCAGTGTTGTTCTTCACGTTGATCTGGTGCGAATTGGCAGATTTGAAAATCCCCGTATAGCCGACACCGGGCGCAGCAGATGCTTGAAACTCACTTGATGGGTTTGACAGCAATGTGATGGTCGTTGACTTGTAATCTGCGAAAACAAGCGCAGCCGCACCGCCACCAGTAGAAATGCTGAACAGCTTTCCAGACTGATTAGCGAAACCAAATGTTTGAGTGTCTGGACAGAGTGTTGAATATCCGACACCAGCTTCGCCAACCTTTGTGACGGAACCAGATTGTTCAAAACCAGTGATCGGCCCATACATTTCAAGCCCAAACGTTGTTGGCGATCCCTTATTTGTGATCTTCTGGTTCAAAGTCATTTTGAGGCCAGTCGATGTGTCAAAGAACATCGAGTTGACCCAGTTTTGTTGCAGGCTTCCAGTAAAACCAAAGCCGTAGACGTTCTCAGTGTTGGCTGTATTTGTCACCGCGCCCATGACACCACATCCAAAGATTCCAAGGATGGCTCTGTCAAAACTGATCGGGCAAGAACAGTCAGATGGCAGGAATGTAAAGCTCTGAGTTGGCACAGCCACTGAGCCATCAAAACGAATGTTTGAGCCAGCAGCACCACCAGCCGGGAACACGCCGCCACCAAGAAACGAAAACTTCAACACGCCTTTGATCAGCAATGTCGAAATGCCGCCACCAAAGACGGTGCAAGCAATCATGTCCAATCCACGGATGCCGATTGGTGCTGAGGATGCGCCAGTTCCATCGGCATAAATTGTGTATTGATGCGTGCTGTTGCCTGTGGTTGTAAAAGTCACGTGGTCAAACTTAAACAACCCAAAACTTGATGTTGTATTAACCAACGAGACCAAACATCCACCAGATTGGCCAGCCAGCGATCGTAGCGTCATGTCTTGCATAACAACACCCGATCCACCATTGCGGATGTTAAAAATTCCTTCTGCATCATTGGCAGAAGAAATGCCCGGTGAATAGTTGCGGTGAATAAATGTTTTCTGCGTGCCTTCACCAACTAACTTGACAGGGTTTGTAATCGTAACTGCTGAGTTTATTAAATATGTACCAGAGGGGACATATACCGTACCTTGTGTTTGAATAGCGGCGGCAAAAGCAGCAGCACTATCGTTAACACCGGTTGGGTCTGCTCCAAAATCTAATACATTGGCCCCGCCACCTAAAATCATTGAATATGTAACTTTAGTTAAAGACATGATTGACCTTTATTTATTAGTCTGCTTGATAAATTACCATGCCATCAATAACTTTTGCAGAAAATGACGCGTTTGTAATCACTCCACCAACATTTGTATAAGGTTGAAATGTTGCAGAGCCCATAGGGTTTGCAAGGCTAAATTCCAAACCTGAATTTGTAAATCTTAGGCCGCTCCCTTGCTGTTGCTGAGCACCGCCATTCTTGCTGGTGAAAGGCAATCCTCCAAAATTTGCGGAACTTACGTCTGCTGTGACCGGGAAAATAATCCTGAATGTCGCAACAACAACACGGCCAACTTTGGTGTAAAAACCTGCCGCAGATGTGAATGCGAGTCCAGCACCAGACACATCAGTCGGAACCCATGTTCCTTCTTCATAGTCAGCCAACAACTCGCTTGTGCCTGTGCCCGGTGTGGCAGAAAAGTCGATGCCTTTGCCTGAGGTGCCAATGATGAGGTTGCCAGTGGATAGCGTGACATTGCCAGGCAAGGTGATAGGCGTTTGAATCTGGCTTGCACTGATTAAGTTGGTAACTGTCTTGAGCATTTCGGTCTCCTTAAACCAAGAATTCGATCACTGATGTGACGGGTGGCGCTTCTGAGAATGTCACATTACCGCCGGTCACGGTGTAGGTGTTCTGGTTCTGGTAGACGCCGTTGATGTAGATCGCAAAAGGTGTGGAGGTCACAGGGAAAATGGTCTGTGTGCCATTACCAGTTGCGTTGGTGGCCACGGAGCCAGAGGCCACATTGCCATTCAGCGAGGTGTAGACCAGGCTGCCTTTGCTGTCCAGCACCTGGATGCTGTAGTCGCTGGCAGCATAAAACCGTGATGGTGTGCCCTGGTACACCGGATAGCCGTTGAGCGTGCGGATCGGCTGGGCGGCTGCAATGGTCAGGGCCGCATCCCAATAAACCGTGATCGGGTTAGTTTGCGGGTTGAGATTGACCGTGCCCACCCAGATGTAGCCGTTCTCCAGCGGCAGGCCGTCAGCGCCAGCGAATGCTGGGTATGGCGGTTGAATCGAGAGTGCGCTCATTGTTGGTTCTCCTGGTCGAATTGTCTATCAAGGCTGCACTGGTGGCAATGCGTTGAGTGCTTCATTGATTTTGGCCTTGGTGCGGCCTTCCTTCCTCATCTTGACGATTTGACGCAGACCTGTTGCCACCGGCAATGGAAGGCCTGTGAGCGCCCCTGTAGCCCCTGCCTCTGCAATCGCGGCCATAAGCGTGCCAGCGGTGCCTGAAGTGTTTACCAGGGTGCCTGGTGGCACCGTGGTGACGTAACGAACCACATCGTCAATATCACGCACGATCTGTGCGTTTTTCTTGCCAAGCATCACATCAAGTCGGCCATTGGCATCAAGGGCTTGCACTGTCTGGTGCAGTTTGGCTGGAGAGATTAGAGGACGGTCTTGTGAGTCCATCCCCATGCCCTTAGTGGCCTCATCACGCAAATGGCGAACGGTGGCCCCTTGCAGCTCTTTCCAGGCCTGCTGGCCATCGTTTCCGCTAGTCAGCAGAACACGCTTTAGGAATGTGATTTCATCAGGAGACGAGTTAAGTACAGACTTGCGGAAAACTTGGTCAGCTGCAACTTGTGGGTCTTCCATGCCTTTGCGGTTTTTGATGAGACGAGCGACGATGGCACGGTTCTCAAACTTGCGAGCTTGCTCAAGGCGGGTCTGACGGGCCTTCTTATAGAGATCACCGCCCATGCCTTCGGTCTCTACGTCAAAGGCTCGCTTGAGACTGCCTCCGTGAAACTGATCTGCACCTTCAAAGCCAGCACGCTGGAAGGTTTGACGCAGACTTTCGGCCTGGCGCAAGGTGATTGGCTGGGCAATGAGGTTTCCGTTTTCATCTTGGACTGCTGCACCAACAGCAATGGCTTTCTGGCGTGCTGCTTTCAGCACAGGTGCAAGGTCTGCCTCTGGAATGTTTTCGTTGATGTAGCCGATCACTGAATTAAGAGTGACGTTGTTTTCCAGCTCTCCAGCCTTCTCGGCTGCTTTGTAGGCCGCACGGGTCTTGTTCTTAGCTGCCGTGAGGCCTTCCGTCAAGGCTTTTACGACAGCGCCGCCAGTGCTTGACAAGTCCATGAGCTGTGCATCTGTCATTTCCACCAGATTGTCAAAGTTCTGCAAAAGCTGCAGATTGTTTTCTTCAGCACGCTGGCGCAGTGGGCCGCCAAGATCACTCTTGATCTGCTCCTTCTCAAAGGCCAATTGCTGCGCATCTCTGGTAGCTGCACCTTTTGTGAGGGTTACAGGCACCGGCAATGCTTCTGCCGTCGCTGTGCGACGCAATACCTCTGGCGTAGCCGCAGCGCCAACAGAGCCACGCCCTGCGACTGCTGGAGCAAGTGCCGTTCCCATTGATTCACCAGCTGCACCAGTAGTAATAACTGAAGGCGCTGTAACCCTTGCTGGCGCAGGTGCAGCAGGCTCAATCCCAAGCGTTTCACGCACAGCGGTGGTGGCAGCCTGCACAGGCCTTGCAACGGCTTGTCCTGCCGCCTGTGCTGCTGCAGCGCCACGCCTAGTTGTGGCTTGCACAGCAGGCATTGCTTGCCTGGTGGCCTGCATCAATTGACCAGGAGCAGAAACCACCGGCAAAACAGGAGGCACTGCTGTTGCCAAGAACTGTCCGGCAGCTTGCGCCATTTCCTGCCCAGTCTCTGTGCGTGGTTGATAGGTCAGAGCCTGGCCACCCTCTGCTGCCGCCTTCTCAACTGCACGCATGGCCTCCTGTGTTCCAAACTGACCAGACAGTATCTGTTGCGACAGGCCTTGCAATGCTCCGGCAATCGTTCCAAGCGTGCCACCAGTGGCCGCTGTTCCAAAGGTCAATGCAGTCTCACCAGCACCGACAAGACGCTGGCCTAGAGTTGGTGTAGTTGGCGCAGGTGCAATCTGAGCCTGTGTGGCGGCTGTGGTCTCTTGAGACTTTGCAAACTGATATGCCTGGGCAACAGTGTCAAACTCAGGAGTTCCACGCTTGTCAGCGTTCTTGACGATCCATGCTGCGTATTCTTCTGCGGTTGCCATTTAGCGACCTCCGCGAAGGATTGCATCTGCTTGAGACATGATGCTTGCAGGCGTAGCTGCAGGCGTAGCCGCTGCGGCCGCTGGTGCAGCAGTAGTCGGTATCTGACCAATTGCCTGCTGGCGTCGCTCTTCTGCGATCTGCGCTGGAGAACGGTACTTTTGCGACACATCACCGACGATGCGTTGAGCAAAGTCGTTGAACGTCTCTCCGGGCTTTGCTGCGTAGTCTCCAGCAATAAAGGTGCTTTTGGCACGGGTTAATAAGCCATTGTTCTGAGATAGCCAGTCGGTCTTGGCATTGTTGATGGCCGAGTCAATGTCTTGTAGCTTTGCAGATCCGCGCAGAAATGACGCCAAGGTGGCAGCGTTGGCATTCTCAGGTGGAATGCCCTTCAGTGCCAGCTCGATGTCCTTGTCTGTCGCAACGCCAGGAGGAAGAGACTTAATAGCTACAGAATTTCTAACCCTGGTGTATTCATTCCTGATTTGTGTCCAGGCATCTTGTGAACCAGTAGCTTTCGCCAGCCACTCTGTGGCAGATGTCAACGCGCCCTTTCCTCCTTCTGCGGCTTCAATGCGCCTTGCAAGATCGTTGTATTGCGTCGCTGCCTGCTTTGAAGTTGACGCCAAAGTGGCAGACTCGTTAATCAGCTTCCTGGCCTCTGGCGGGATTTCAGTCAGTCGCGCCTGAATGCTTGACATCTTTTCTGCGACTGTGGCAGCAGTGGTCTGCCTATCAAGATTGAGCTTTGCAGCTCGGTCACTGATCTGGCTTTGTAGGTTTTTGACGTCCCAATTTGTTTTATCAAGTCCAGCCTTTGCCAATTGCTCAGCGAATCTTGCCTCAACTGCCGCTTTTTCAGCCTCACTAGCTGCCTTGCCGATTCTGGTTTCCACGGTTCCTTCAGCGACACGAGCATCTGCCGCTGCCTTAGCGGCCAACGCTCTTTTCTCTTCTGCTTCAGCAGCTTTTAATTCTGTGGTCAACTGCCGTTGTATTGCCACATCTGGTTCTGCCTCAAGTTTTGCGCGAAGTTCTTGCACTTTGAGTTGTGACTCAGTGACTGCCGTGTTTGCAGCAGCAGTGATTCGTTTCAGCTCTTCTGGCTCTCTGGCAGCAGTCCTACGCTCAGCCCGAACAGCAGTAATTCCCTTGTACCAGTCTTCGCCAAACGTGCCCGCCCCAAGCGATTCCACAAGCCTTGCAGCTTGATTTGGATCTTGGTTTGCAATGGTCAGAATGTCCTGGAATGCACGCTTTTGGCCAGGGTCTGTTTCAGCGTTAATGCGCTCCTGAATAAGCGTCTTTGCTGTTTCAGGATTTGCCTCAAATGCCAGCAGCACTTGCGATGTGAACTTTTTCGATGAGTCGAGCTTTTCCTTGCCCATGTTCTCACCGACCAGCTTGAGAGCATCGAACTGCTGTTTGTTTGCACCGACCAGCAGGGGCTGCAACTCTTCAAACGTGCGCTCGGCTGCTGGCTTTGCGAAGAACGCATTCAGGTTAGTTCTGAACTGAGCCTGCTGCGCCTGTGCTGCTTGCAGTTGCTGTGCTTCCATAGCTCGTTTTTGACGAGCAACTTCAAGTTCTTCTAGGCCAGCGCCAAGTTTGACGCCGCCGAGTGCCGCCTCAAACGGGCTTTGAACCTCAACTGCGTAGTTGATGGGCTGCTGTAGTGGATTGATTGCCATTTGTTTTCCTTAGAAATATGTTCCAAGGTCTTGATTGCCATAGGCCAAGCCAGAGCCAAAACCAGAACTTCCAAGAGGAGTCTGTGAGAATGACGCCTGCAGTCCACCAAAACCACCGCCACCACCGCCAGCCCTCATCCCAGCCATTTGAGCTGGGATATTGAGTATCTGGCCATAAGCCTTAGCCTGGCCAAGCTCACCGCCTGCCTGAGCTGCTCCTTGCTGGGCCAGCAAGTTGGCCACATTTGATCCTGTCTCCATACCAGCAGCTCCGACACCGGCAGCAGAACGCTGACCGAGCGTTGTCATGCCTCCAAGGCGGCCATATTGCTGTTCGATGAGGCTAGACAGTAGCTCTGGTCTGAACTGTGCCAGTGCGCCTTGGATGTTGCCACCTCGCAGGCCACCAGTTGCCGAGGCACGCTGAAGCAGAGCCTCTTCACCCTGCTGTGCCAAAACCTGGAATGTCTCACCACCTCGAATGCGCTCAATGGCTGCACGCTCTGCCTCTGGTCCTTGTAGGCCAAGCAATGCCTGCTGCTGTGTTAGCGCAGGAAGACCTGCCTCTGTGTAAGGCTTGAGTAAGGCTTGCAGTGCATCGAATTGCCTGCGCTGTTCAGCAATGCCAGCACCTGCTGCGCCTGCTTGGATACCTGCGGCCTCGCTTGCTGCATCAGCTTGCATCATGCCGCCAAGCAGTTGTGAGCCTCCAACGATTAAACCAGTGACTGGATCAGGCATGGCTAAACTCCTTCATATAGTCTTCAAATTTCTCGCCATACAACTCCATGACGCTGCCTGCATCTTCTGTCGCACGACGAGTGCCATGGCACAGCGCCACGGTCATCAACACAACGTCATAGTACCCAGCACGCCAGACAAAGGATTTGGCATCGGCTTTGCCTGACCGTTCGGCCTGGTCGGAGGCCTGCCACTTCAGAATCATGGTTGCGACGAGTGGCGCAAGATTGTTGGAATTTGCGAGCCAAAATGTGTTCTGGTTCATGCCCACCAGGGTGTTCCAGATCACCGCATTGAGGTCTTCGCGCTCGACTGGATCACCGTCTGCGACATCATCAAAGACCTGGATGGCCCCATAAAGCATGAGCAGCCATTCAACGGCTGGCGTTGGGAGCGCGAAAACCCTTTGCAGGTTCACTCTCAACCAATCAGACATGCACAACTCCTGTTCAGGGTGAGCTGCTGGTGGCCCGATAGACTCAGCAGCTCAATTTTCGCACAGTTTTACTCAATCCTCGTATTCTTCCCTGTCTTCCCAGGATTGGCAGACGCGCATATCGTTGCAGACAAAGTTCAGTTTTTCACAGTGGCCACGAAAGCCTGCGCCCTTGTCGTAAGCTGCCATCGGAATGCGCTCGATCTTGACTTGGGTCATAAAACTGTTGTCGTAATAACCACAATTTGAGCAATGTTTACGCCGTGCGTCCTTTTCGGTGCATTGCATGGCCTCGGCCAACCCTGCGTAAAACTCTTTGTTTGCGCCTGACTCATTGGTGGGCATCTCAGGGCCGTAGTTCCAATCCTGCACCGCAATGACGTAGTTCTTCTTGTTTTCTGCCGTGGTGATGAATTCCTCATCCATTGGCAGGCCCATAAAGCCTCTGGGCATCATCATGAATTTGTCCATGCTGTTCTCCTTTAAGTGATTTCGCGGCCAGATGCGCGGATTGTCAGCGATGTGGCTGCGCTGGCGATGGTGGAAATAAAACTGCTCGGCTCCAGAGCCTGGCCGACTAGTTCCGGGAAAGTGTAGGTCTCGTCAGGTGCAATGCTGCGGGTATCAACGATCAAGTTGGTTACGCCTGCGCTGCCTCCGCTGGTCACCAGGTTGACGCTAATGGTCACGTTGCCTGCCGTGGTGTTGGTGGCCGTAAACTTGTCGATGATGGCCTTGCAGTTGGTGGCCGTGTACTGCGTGGTCTGTGTGTTCTCTGCTTGCTTGGCAGGGATAAGCACTTTGATGATGACGGTCATGGTCGGTTCCTTATGTGGCTTCGCCGCCGCTGGCGATGATTGTCAGGCCTGCTGATGCAGCTTGAATCTGGATAGTGTCGCCTGCATTCAGTACTTCAATGCCGTTGTACTGGAGAGTGTTATTTCCTGGCACTGGCACATCGTAGAGAAACGCATTGCTTGTGCCTGCCGATCCTGCCGATGGCACCAAGAACACGCGCACGTTAATGGCCGCTGCCGTAGTGTTTGCGATGCTGAACTCTTTAAGCAATGTCCGAGTGCTGGCCGGCACGGTGTAAAGCGTGGTCACACCTGTGGTGATTGCTGCTTGTCCGAGTTTGGCAGGTGTTATTACATCGAAAGCCATGTTAGCACCTGGTTAGATCGCACTCGTGCGGTTTGATTTGCATAGGGCAAGATGCCGTTTACATCATGCTCTAGTTCGATATTGTTGCGCACTGGGGCCAGGGCCAACAACTCCAAGGCCTGGGCCAAGCGAGGGATAGCATCCAATGCCTGCTGCACCTTAGCATTGAGTGCAGAATCATCGACTGCTGTTGCCTGAGCCAATGCGCTGATCTGAGCCAGCGCCTCATTTGCTGTGGCCGCCGCCGTGTCTGCCTGGTATTCGAAGTCAGTCCCAACAATAACCTGGAGCTGATCGACGGCAGAGAACAGCAGCTCAAACTGCCTGATCTGCTGCTGGTCGGTCAGGAAGGTTGCAAGCTGATCTCGCGTGAGATTCAGCCTACGGGAGACGGGTGCGGTAGCCATCAGTATGCCAACGCCTCGATTTGAGCCTCAAGCCTGGCAAACGACACATGGGCATCACTGTCGCCTTGGAAACGCTGGATGCGCCAGTTGCGCATGTGGCCCTGCTGGAACCAAGCCAGGCGCTTGGCCGTGCTGCCAATCGTGCCCACTGCAATGCTGCGGTCTTGACTCCAGGACAGGCCATTCACGCTGTAGCTGGTGCTGATCTGCGGGTTTTTGCCCAGCGCCACGCTGCCGGTCAGTGCGACCAGCTCAAGGCGGTTGAAGATCGCGCCGTTGCCTTCGTTGTAGACGATGACCGTTCCAAACTCCCAGCGCACCTGCTGGCCCCAGTGATGGCCAATGTCTTGTACCAAGTAGCCGATGGAGCTGGACTGCGGATCGCCGACCAGCCACTTGTCGTATATCCAGACCATGTTGCGGGCCCGGTACTGACTGAAACCGACCACTGCAGTGGTCAGAGTGAACCAGACGGGCTGCTCTAGAGCCTCAGATGCTGAGGCATCGTAAACCACCGTGCGGTCTGGCAGGTGGACGTAAAGATGCTGGTGGTTCTTGTCATTGCGTGCTTCCAGTTGAACCTTGACCAGTTGCGCCTCGGTGTACTGAAGGAGCAGATTGTCGATCTCTTGGGTGCTGATTTTTTGAGTTGTGGCCGCTGCGCCAAGGTAAATGCCTGGGGCTTCGTTTCGACCACCGCCCAAAAACGCAATGCGCTCCAGGTAGACGCAGCAAGCGTGCGTGCCAAGAACGCCCTTTTGGACTTGTGCGCCATCAATGCGTGCAAATGGAAATAGCTCGCCGCCCACGTTGTCGAAGACCTCCATCGTGTTGCTGTTGAGAGCGTAGACCTCGTTGCGCAACTTGATGAGTGCCACAACGGGATCAGGGTCCACCTCGGAGCTGCCATATTTCAGCGGGTTGACCTGGGTCGGGTCTGACAACTCGGTGACGACAAGGTTTGCGCCATCGGTAGTCATGAAGTAGCCATCCACCCAGCAGAAGTCCAGCACCACGCCAAGGTCTGGATCAGTAACTTGCCGCAAGATTGGAGCCGTTGGGTTCCAGCCTATGGTTCCAGGCGTGTTGACTGGTATCCAGTAGTACAGTCGCCCACCGGATGCAATGGCCAGCACATCAAAGCTGTAGTCCATCGTCACCAGTTCTGTCACAGGCCCACCAACATCGCCCAGCACGGTCACAGTGCCATTGCTGGCCACGGAGACCAGCTTGGTGCCCATCACGCGATAGCAGACGCCATTCCAGTTGATGCCGCCACGGTCAACGCCTGGGCCTGTGCCGTTGGCCACAATACCGTCGCCAGGCCGCAAAAAGCCATTGCTGATGCCTGATGCCTTTGGCACCGGCACCATGTTCACAGGGTATGCGGTGCGCAGCTCTGGTGTGCTGTCAGTGTAGATGCCGCTTAGGATTGGAACTTGCATAGCATCACTTTTTGGCTTTGTTGCGTGCTGAGATTGCCTTGGCCTTGGACCGTGCATCCTCCTTGGAGCTTGCGCCCCAGGCCTTCAGACTGAGCAGCAGTCTGGTCGGCTCGCCGTTTTTCATCTCTGGGCCAGGCATGTTGCCCATTCGAGCCAGGAAGCTGGCTCGCCTCGGGTTGTCACCCGACTTAACAGGCGGCTTGATGTTCTGGCCTGCAGCCTTCAGGCTGGCGCGGCCAGCAGCGTTCAAGCCGCCCTTGGGGTTCTGCCCTTCCTTGCGCTGCCATGCCGGTGTTTTCATCTGTACCTCGCCACTTTTGCGGCCACTTTTTTGGGCTGCTTTGCAAACTGTTTTCCCTTGGATGTGGCCTCGCGCTTGGCGCGGGTTGTTGCAGCGTACTCAGCCGGGGTCAAAGCCTTGATGGCCTTCTCGGGCAGATAGCGCTCTCCCGTCTCACTGGACGGCTTGCCAGACTTGGTGCGCCAGTTCTGTGCACTCCAGTCCTTGAGCGATTTCTGCGTGGCCTTCATGACTTGTAACCTCCTGCATTTTCTTTTAGATATTTCACTGCCGCCTCAAGAACCGCAATGTTATCCCGCGCATGCCCAAGCATAGTGTTGCAAGGATTGCACAACAACCCACGAACTTTGCCAGAATCATGGCAGTGGTCAACATCTAAACGTTTCTCAAGTTCATCTTCAGTGATGCCGCAGACCATGCAACGATAGCCCTCCTTTTCCCGCATCACCTCCCATTGTTCATAGGTCAAGCCATACCGCAGTTGGAGTTTTTCGGCTTTACGGTTCCGTGGTGTTGTCGGGCTCTGTCGTTTGTACTCCTGATGGCAAGGCTTACATCTTGCACTTAAATAATGCTTGTCTGCCCAGCGGTCGAAGAATCGATAAAACTCTCCTTCATCTTTTTCCTGCTCACAATGACGGCATACTTTAGCCACGGTAAGAACCACCCTTAGCCTTGTACTGCTTGGCCAGTAATTGCGCCTTGCGAGCTGACCACTGCCCAGCTTCAGTGCCCTGCACAGCCTGCCCTTTGATCTTCTCAAACAGGTTCTTGCGCATAGTCGGCTTGGTGTAAACAGCCGCCTTATTGACAGAGGACTTGGACTTTGTTGCCATGATTAGGCAATCCGATACCAGGAATTGGTGGCCTGCACAAAGCGCATACGGAAAAAATCTGTTGCATCCAAAGTTGTTGGTGCGCCATAGGTAGCCGTGGCACCGTTAAGCGCCAGTGTGAATGCTGTGATTTGCTGCGTGGTAGTTACCAGAAGCTCAGTTCCGTCAGGCGTCTGCGTGTTCAGCGGCAGCGTGACGGTTCCGGTGGCCAGCGTCGAGGCAGGCTGAATCAGCATCCACTGCTGCTGGGCCACAGGAGTTGGCACTGCGATATTGAAGCCAGTCCCAGGCGTGTACAGATTCGTGGCCAGCGTGGGGGCTGCGAACGTCTGCTGGAAATATTGCAGAAGTTGCGTAATCGATACCCTGCGTGCATCACCATTGTTGGGCACATAGATCGGGAGCTGATCTCCACCGGATACTTGAGAAATGGGCGATAGTTGATTGATCGTTGGCATGACTGCTGTTCCTCAGTAGTATTCGATTGGGCCGTCTTGACCGGCCAGGACGGGATCGGCTGGTGGACGAATGAATGGATTGTCGTAGACGCGCCAGGGCTTGTTGCCTGCGCCTGCTGGCATGGTGCTGGGCAGTTGCTGCTCCATTGGCATGGCAGCACGGGACAGGAGCGTGTTGTAGGACTCTTTGGCCGTGACCTTGGTGTCAGGCATCACCTGCTTGCCGTAGCTCGGGGCCAGCTTGATGGCCAGGTTGGTGTAGATGGCCTCGTTGGAGCTGTCAGGCACGTTGGTCTGTTCGTCCAGATCACTGTCCTGGGGGCTGGATGGCAGCGGGTATGCCAGACGAATGCCCAAAGCATTCCAGGCGGCCAGCATGGTGTCCAGTCTGCGCAGAGCAGACTGCATTTGCTCTGGGCCAAGGTCGAAGGCATAGGAGGCCAGGCCAATCTCATCGAAAGCCTGCTCAATAAATTGGCGCTTGGTCCATCCCATGTCATTCTCCTGTAGACAGTCTGTCCTGGATCAATTGTCCCAGCTTTTTGTCCTTTGTGCGACCATCAAACCTGATTCCAAGTTCTGTGGCCTTGGCCTCCAGCTCAGTGCGGGTTGGGGGCGCATCGTCCTGAGGTGCAGCTTGCACCTCAATGATTGGGGCATCAATGCGGGATGGGTAATACTGCTTGATCGCTTTGCGCTCAAGCATCGCAATCTTTTTGGCTTTGCGCTTTTGCAGCCGCAACTCTCGCCACGGGGCGAGAGTTTTGGTCTTGACGATTGCGGCTGACTTAATCATTTCATTTTCTTCATCGGCGCTTTGCTTGGCTTGCCTGCGGCTTTTGCTGCCTTGGCTGCCGTGCTAAGTGCCATTGCAACAGCTTGCTTTTGTGGCTTGCCCGATTTCATTTCCATCGCAATGTTCTTGCCGATGGATTTCTGAGAGTAACCTTTGGTCATTGGCATGATTCGTTCCTAAGTTAAACAGGCCAGCATCTCTGCTGGCCTGTCTGTTTCACTTACATGATGCGGTACACAACGAATGTGTCAGCAGCAGTCTTGCGGATGCGGAAACGTGCCGCAGCACCAGAAGCAGCACCCGTTGCCGCGCCGCCCACAATGGTCACGCCTGTGTTGACCGTAATGGTCAAAGCAAACGCAGCCAAAGTGATGACGCTGAAGTCGAATGAGTCATCAATAGCCCACTCGGTTGCAGCATCCAGCGCAGCGCCTGTTGGCAACTGGATGTCACGGCTTGCCGTGGGCGTTGCTGTGATGATGCTGGTCAACAGGTTAGCCGCAGTAGCAGCCATCGAACCACCGTCAGCAATGTTGGCTGGCGCTGGTTGAGGCTGCCAGTTGCCATTGTTGCTGATGGTCGGTGCTGTGCCGACAGCATAATTAGCGCCCGATGCACCAGCCTGAATTGTCACGATGGTGGCATTGGTGAATGCCGGTGAAACATAGGTGGTGTTCTCGACAACAGTTAGCAGGTCTTGCGAATCAGGAAAATTGGGGAATCCAACTTCCTGAAACACGCTTGCCGGTGAGAAGGCCTGAACGGCGATTTTTTCGCCAGCAGGCACAGTAACAACGGCCGTGCCTTGGGTGAAGATTACTTGATAGCTCATGATTTAACTCCTTAGGCTTGACCGAACAGCAAGATGCCAGACATTTCTGGCTGCTTATTGACCACACCAAACAAGGTATCGAGACGATACTTGGTTTTCATGGTGTTGACATCGTATTGCTTCTGCATGACCAGCTCGATGCCTTGGTCGGTGCTTGCACGCATCACTGCGACACCAGCATCAGACGGGACAGCGTAACGGCCTGGCAGAATCTCCAGCGCATCTTTCTGCCAGAAGCAGTTGATGGGTGCTGCAGCCACGTTCAGGCGAGTGATGGTGCGGCCAGCGGCTGGGGTCACAATCACGTTCTGATACTGCAACTCAGCGTCAGTGCCACCCTGGGCCGAGATGATCGGAGGAGTGATGACGCAGGTCGTGGCGTTAACCACTTGCACCACACGGAAGGTCTTGGCAAAGCCAGTGCCCTGTTTGGTGATGTGATGCACAGCCTCAACGCCTTGAATCTGAATCGGCGTGCCGGCAGGTAGGTCGGTGGTGCTGGAGACCGTGATGGTCTGGAAGCGATTGTCCACGTTCTGGGTCTCGCCGGTGGCGGCAGTCTGGGTTGCTTGCGGAACGTAGTAGTTACCGGCAGCAGCCAAGGTGCTCATCGTCGGGTCTGAACCAGTGCGAGCCGCGATGCGGTTTGCGTAGTCCAGCTTGTAGGTCTCAAAGCCTGCAACCATACCAACGAAAGAACGCTCGAAAGCGGTATTCGACTTGTTGCCAGAGAAACTGCGCGATGCACCACCGCCAGTCGCACCACCGGCAATATTGCCAGCGATGCCATTGTAGTCGCGCGAGGACAGGGCCAGGTAACGATCAAACGCTTGCACGCCCTGCTCGTTCATGATCGAGTCGCACAGGGCCACATCGTCATAATCACCAGCAGCGGTGTTCACCGTCACGACCAGCGAACCTTGAGCGGCTGCAACGTTCATGATGGCGATGTTGATGTCGGAGGCCAGCTTTTGCTTTGCAGCATCACCCAGACGACCCTCTTGCAGCGCATCACGCAGCTCCAGTGCGTCCAAAATCCACGGCACTGACTTCTGAAAGCCAAGCGTGGCAGGGACGGTGAGCTGGGTATAGGCAGTGAAGTTGCCGGTTTGATCCATGCCGTCATAGCTTTGGGCGATGTAGGGCTGGGGGCGATAGATCACGTTGTTGGTGCGCTCCATCATCGTGCCGTCTGTGTTATAGACGGACACGTTGCGGGACAACACCAGAGCATCGTTAAAGCCTTCGAGGATGTCCTCGAACGCAACGCGCTCTTCTTTTGAAAAACTATTAGCCATGATTGACTCCTAAAAAAATTACTTGGGTGCTGATCGTTTCTGCGCCCGATACTGAATGACTTTCGTCATGTTTCCAGTACGGGCTGCTTCTTCTCTCAGCCGTTCGAGGGTTGAGTCCACCGCACCTGAAGATCGTCCAGTTCCCGAGACGATACGCTCTGGTGCGGGTGCTGCTCTGCGATTGGTCACTTTCAATTCTTTCTCCAGTTTCGCTACCGCAAAGGCAAACTTTACGGGGTCTTTGATGTCAGACAACTCCTTGGCCTTCTTTGGGTTCTTGCCAAGTGCGTAGACGACAAGAGCAGGGTTATCTGCACCTTGCAGCATGACGCCTTGCTGGGTAATGTTGAAGACTTCCAGGGCCACGGCCTCGGCATCCTCAAAATCTTTAACTCGCAACTCGGCTTTCGCCTTGCCGTAGCCATCCAGTTTGGCTTTCCAGGCCTTCTGCTGATTCATAACTTCAGCTTCTTGCCTGGCGCTGGCCTCGTCGGCTTGACGCTTGCGCTCAAACCAATCGGCCAATGCTGTCTCGAATTTATCAGCATCGTAATCGTGATCTTCCAGCTTCGGCTTTACTCCCAGCACGACCGGCTTGGTCTCAGTCTGTGCGGTTGTTTGTAGCTTGTTCTGAAGCTCGCGGTTCTGACGTTGCAATTCTCGGTTCGTCTTTCGCAGCTCGCGTACCCATTCAGGCGCATGAGTCTGTTCTTCGGGAGGTGGCGCTTCCTCACCAATGCTGACAACAACTTCCTCGGTATCTTCAGTTTCCACCTCGTCAACGGGTTCGTTGACTACGATTTCCTCTTCTTCTACCTCGATCTCGCTGTCATCAATTTCTGCCTTTTCATTCATCTTCAACCCCATCAAACTCACCCATTAAAAACGGCTGGGTGGATACCGTTAATTACATTCTCGCCCTTTTTCTGTCATCTGACAACGGGCTGCACAATCTGGCCGCGCAATATCTCTTGCACAGCCTCTGCATTTGTGAGCGCCATATTCTGGGCAGTCTCGTCGACCTTGCCGAGCGTCTCCAGTGTCTTGGCTCGGCTGAGTTCAGCATCGGCCACGGTCTTGACGGTGTTGGCACGGGCCTGGGCGGCCTTGGCGGTGGCTTCTTCTGCCGCTGCCTGGAGATACATGGCGTTGGGGTCTTGGGGCTTGCCCTGCATCTCGGCCATGAGTTCCTGGGCCTCGTCCTCGGTGGGCTGCACCACGCCCATGCGCAGGAGCTTCTTGCGGAAGTAGGCGTTCGTGTCGCTGAGGCCTTCGCCCTCCATGTTCATCATTGCCATCGCGGTCAAGACTTGCGCAGTCTCTGGGTCTTGCGTCATGGCAAGCATTCCGGTCAGGGCACGGACGGTTGCCTGCTTTTTGCTGCTGCTGGACGGGCCGACCTCGGCGATCACATCAAAGGTGGCAGAGCTAAGGTCGTTCTCCATGACCATCGCACCTGTTTCGGTGTCAATCGCAGGCTTCATCAGCTCGACCACGCTTGACTCACCAGTTGGTGCAATGGCCTTCATTTTGCGCTTTTCCTCAACGTAGATGTCTCTTGCCATGCTCAGCCAGATTTCTCCGGAACGCTTCATGCCCTTGGCAAAGTTGCTCATGTAGATGAAGGCCTGCATATCGACGCGAGTCTGGATCATCTCCACGGCCTTGCCTGACATACCGCTGACCATCTTGTCAGCCCCTTGCGGGTTGCCCAAAATTTCCTGCATATCGGTCTCTGTGATCTGCAGGAGCGCAGCCATTGCTGGAGGTATCTGTGGGCTTTTTGTGTAGGCGATGGGGCCGCTGATTTGCTGCTCGCCGTTTGGCCCTGTGATCGGATTGACCAGCAGGTACGGGTAGTCCTTGAGGTTGTCCTCGGCCCACATGACCTGGTGGCCTGCCACCTGCTCTGGAACCAGGATTGGCTTCTCGACGCTGGACAGTGCGCTGATCTCGCCCAGCTTGCTGAGCTGCATGTTCTTCAGGCGCTGGGCATCTTTTGCCAGGCGTACCGCGCCCATGCAGCGTTCGATGTTGTCCACGAACCAGCGCTTGCCGTAGACCACGACGATGGGAATGCAGTTGCCTGCAATGTATCCAGCATCCTCAAGCACTTTGCCGCCGGACATGATGTACTTGCGCACGCGCTTGCGCTTAACCTTTTTCTGCCGCACCTCGATGGTTCCGACCGCTGCCAGCGTTTCCTCTAAGGTCTCGTCGGCTGCGAAGTCGGCAGAGCTATAACGCTCCTCGGTGCCGTCGATGGCCTGGAAGATGCGGATGGTCTCGATCTTCTCCTCGACCTTGAAGTACTCAGCCACAAACACGACATCAGGCGTTGCCCAATCAAACTCATACTGGTGGATGATCTTGGGCCAGTCTGTGGGGTCGTCGTTGTAGATTTCTTTGTAGCTCTCACGGGTCATGCTGGAGACCACAAAGGCATACTTGGCGTCCGACTTGTCCTGGCGCTTGGCGTTCAAGTCAAAGAACACCGAGCTGTCGGCATCAAAGATTGGCTCCATGCGAATGCGCTGCCGGTCATCTTCGCCATTTTCTTCGTCCTCGTATACGGTGCGCAGCCGCCATGCGCCAATGCCACCTCCGACCGCCTCCTCGAAAGCGTTGTCGTAGGCCTCGTCTGCCACGGACGCCTGCTCGTCGGCACGATACAGGCCATCACAGACCTCGGCCAACCTGTCGTTATTTGTGCCATCTTTGGACACATAGTCCACAGTGATGCGGTTGTTGCGGTATTCGTTGACGATGCGAATGACCGCCAGCATGATCTTGTTGACCTCAAACTTGGGCTTGTTCTCATACTGATCCCACAGTGGGCCTTCCCACTGACTGCCACACAGGGAGTAGAAGCGCCTGTCTTGCAGGCACTGCAGGCGCTCATCCCGCAGCGCAGTCTGGATGTCATTGAACTGGCGCAGGGCTTCGCTGTGCAGATTCGAGAGCCTCTGATCGTTTGAGATTCTGGCCATAGATTAATTCCTCAATTTGTGCAATTGTCTCACCACTTTTTCATATTGGCGATGGGGGTAAAAGCAACAGGCCTGGCTGCGCTGGATCGCCGCACGGCCTCGCAGGCATACCGCAAGGCGTCAATGACGTGGTTTTTCTTGTCCTCAAGCACCGGCAATATTCTGCCGGTCAATGGGTCTTGCTTATAGCTGTAAAGGGTCAGCTCGTCAATTGTGTGGATGCAGCGCGGATGCACCACGATGTCGTAGTTCTTCAGAAACTCGATGCCTTCCTCGACTGATTTCGGGCCTTTGATCGCCGTCATGATCTTGGGAAAGCCGTTCTTCTTCATGTGGCTGATGGTCTCTGGCCTGGCCGAGTCGGCCACGATGGGCCACTTCTCGGCCTCGGGCACGGTCATGAACAGCTCAGGGGTGTTCACGATCTCGCAGCCGATCATGTAGGCCTCGTAGTCGATGTAGAGTGTGCGGCCAATGATGTGGCAGCGCACCAGCGTGGTCGGATCGACGGCAAATCCCCAGTCAGCGCCGAGGCGGTGGATGGCATCTGGTGGTGCCTCGAAGTCCTCGACACGCCAGTTCTTGAACACTCGGCTGCTGCTGTTGGTCAGATACTGGCCCATCCAGACATGGCTGTACTTGTCGGGATCGCGCCGCTTGTCGTACTCCATTTCGTCGCGCAGGACGTCTGGGAACCACGGGTTGTCGGTGAAGTTGACCTTCAGGACCGTGGCATCTTTGGGCGGTGTCGGGCCACGGAGCAAGAAGTCCACCGGGTCGGACTGATCGCGTGGGTTCCATGTGAACCACAGCTCGGAGCCTGGCTTGCGGATCGTGGGCCGCAGCAGGTCGAGGCTGGTCTGGCTCAGGCTCTGGGCCTCCTCAACCCAGGCGCAGTCATAACCCTCCAGCGACTTGATCGAGTCGGCGGTGTGGTTCTGCATACCTTGGAAGATGATCGCGCCATCAGCCTTTTTGGACTTGATGACGACATCCTGCACCTCAAAATAAGCGCCAGCGTTCATGTCCTGAATTTTGGTCTCCAGCAGGCGTTTGACGGATTGGTTGAGCGACTTCTGGATTTCACGGACGCAGACGCTGCGCCTTTTCTGATCCATGATGTGCGCCTCGATCATCAGCTCGGCAAACATGTGGGATTTGCCAGAGCCTCGGCCACCCCATGCGCCTTTGTAACGGCTTGGCTCCAGCAGGGGAAGCGCCCATTCGGGGGTTGCAAGTTGCAGGACGCTCATGTTTTGACGATCACGCGCTTGATTTCCCTGAACTCCAAAGGCGCACCATCAGCGCCAGTCACCTCATGCTTCTGGGTTTCTGCCCAGCGCATCTGGGTCTTGGACCACCAAATCGCTGCGGTGGTGTCACCTGCCATGACCTTCTGAAATAGGGTTTTCCCTACCTGTCCGTTGGCCTTTGCCTTGCCTGAGACCAGCTCCTGGGCAAAGTGGGCGCGGAGCGTGTCAACGTGGATGCCATCACGCACCAGGACTGCGATCTGCTCGATTGGCAGGCCGTAACCTGAGAGCGCTTCCACCTGTTTGCGCTCTGCATCAGTCGGCTCGAAGGCTGGTCGGCCAGCGCCTGGTTGCGCACCTCCAGTGCCTGGTCGAGCGCCGCCGTGCTTTTTTGGAACAGGTTTTTCTTCAAGTTTCGGTTTCTTAGTTGCCATAGTGCACCTCATCAAAAGTCTTGCCGGTTTCGGCGTGTGTGGCTTTCTTGCCTGTAAAGTCCTGCCAGCGTTTGACAATCACGTCGCAGAACTTCGGGTCGAGCTCCATCAATCTGGATTTACGGTGTGTCTTTTCGCAGGCAATCATTGTGCTGCCGCTGCCGCCGAACAGGTCTAGAACGATCCATCCGTCCATGCTAGACCATTCCACCATGCGCTGCACCAGGCCGACCGGCTTCATGGTCGGGTGCAAGTCGCTCTTGGTTGGCCGATCGTGGTGAATGACGGTGGTTGGCATTTGCTCTTTGATCTGCTTGAGCATGGCCACCAGCTCGTCCTTTTTCATCTTGTCAATGTCCAGATCGTCATCGATCACCGTGGTCAGAGTGAAGTCTTTGCAGAAGTAATGGCCAGTGCCTTCTCGCCATCCGTAGAGGATTGGTTCGTGTTTCCAGTTGAAGTCTTGGCGCAAGAGCGTTCCGCTTTGCTTTGCCCAGACCAGAATTTGGGACAACTTCAGGCCAGCTTTCACGAAGCAGTCTGTGAATGCGACGCGTTCTGAGTCTGCATGGGCGACGTAAATCACCGCGCCGTCGCGCATGTTCTCAAAGTACCTGGCATAAACCGCATCCAGAAACTTTCTGAATTCGGCGTCGCTCATGTCGTCGTTCATGATTTTGCCTGCTTTACCGTCGATCGCCACGTTGTATGGTGGGTCTGTCCAGACGAGGTCGGCTTTCTCGCCATCCATGAGCGTGGCCAAGTCGTTGGCCAGTGTGCTGTCGCCGCACATCAGGCGATGTTGGCCAAGCAGCCAAACGTCACCGCGCTGGCTTTTGGGTTTCTCCTGAACTTCTGGGACTACGTTTTCGTCTGTCAGGCCTTCGATTGGTTCTTCGACCATGAGTTCGGCCAGCTCATTCTTGCCAAAGCCAATCAGTGAAATGTCGAATCCCAAGTCTTGAAGTTCGCCAAGCTCGATGTTGAGCATGGATTCATCCCACCCGGCATTGAGTGCCAGCTTGTTGTCAGCCAGCACATAGGCCCGTTTCTTGGCCTCTGACCAGCCTTTGGCTACCATCACAGGCACCTCGGTCATTTGCAGGCGCTGTGCGGCCAGTGTGCGCCCGTGGCCTGCAATGATGCTTCCTTGCTCATCCACAAGGACTGGAGTTGTCCAGCCCCATTCCTTGATGCTGGCCGCGAGCTGGCTGATCTGCTCGTCGGAATGGGTGCGTGCATTGCGTGCGTAGGGCACCAGCTTCTCGATGGCCCAGCGTTCCACCTTGTCTGCGGGATTGTGTGTTTTCGTGGTCATGCTGCATTGTCCTTCAGAATTTGCTGCCGCGCCATCTTCATCGCATCCTTGAGGTCAATCCTGAGCTGCTCGTTGGCCTCCTGCTCGGCCAGCAGGGCAGCGTAGCAGTCCTGGCAAAAGCGCACCAGGTTGTCGCGCTGCCAGGTCTCAAAGTTTGGTTGGTCAATTTGTTGTGTCATGTTAGTGCTTGCTTACTTTCCTGTGGATAACTTTTTACCACTTTTTATGTGGCCTTGGTTATGGAATTGGCCGCAGCGTTAGGTAACTGGTAACCCCCCCTAAAGGGGGGGATTACGTTACGTTACCCTAAACGCAGCCTTTGCCCAGGTAACTGATTACGTTTTTTTACGTCACAGTTACCTGTTACCTTTCCATGATTGTGGATAAGTCTGTGGATAACCATAATCATCTCTCCGACTTGCGAATGAGCATGGAACTTGCATGAGTCTCATTGACCACCAGCCATCCATGCTCAAAAGCCTCGATGATCTCGGCTGTCAGCAGATCTGCGATTGGTTTTCCTGGCACGCTTGGCTTGAGGTATTGCTTGGCTGAGGTCTCGCTGACATCCATTTTCTGGATCAGGTAGTCCAGCATGGCCGACCTGCTGAGGTATGGCTGCCCGTTGCGCTCCTCGGCACCAGATGCCCACCAGGCGTTCTCAAAGGTCTTGCGATGGCTATCTATCTTGCCGTCCTTCTTTGATGATGTTGGGGCTTGCGACTGGACGATGATTGCCGAGGTCACAGGCTGGTTGTCCTCGTCATACCAGCCTGGGATGGTCACCTGCTGCAGCTCAACGAATACTGTCTGGGCCATCTCGGCATCTTTGGACTTGCGCTGCACGATCTGCATTGGCTGGTCGTCCTTGCCTGGCACGATGCTGATCTCGATGTCCAAAGCGCCGCGCCAGGCGCTTGATCCCCGGGCCCGGTGCTGGGCCTCTTCGGCAACGCCAGTGTGGTGGACCAGGATCACGCTGCAGTTGAACTCGTTCATCAAGCTGTTGCAGGCGTCCAGCATGGTCTTGGCGTCCTGAGCGCTGTTCTCGTCGCCGGCCAGGAACCTGTGCAGGGTATCAACCACAATGACGGCTGGGTTTTCTGGCAACGCTCTGACCTGTTCGACCACTTTGATGTAACCGGTTGCGGTGTTGAGATCGCAGCCATCCTTTGACAACCACATGGCCAGGTGACCGGCCTGGTGGAAGTGCTTCCAGGCTGCAACGCGCCCACGCAGGCCGTGGTGTCCTTCTCCTGCCAGGTAGACCACATTGCCTGGCCGAACCTTCTGGCCTGCCCAGTCTTCGATGCCGCTTGCCATGCGCAGGCACCAGTCCAGCACGACAAATGTCTTGCCGCCGCCCGATGGGCCGTGAACCATGATGAGTGCCTGGGACTGCAGCCAACGCTTGACAAGCCAGGAGATTGGTGCTGGCTGGGCTGAGAAGTCATCTGCTGGGATGAGCCAGTCGTCCTTTGGTGGGAGCAGCAGGCTGGCCAAGTCGTGGCCTGCTTGGGCATAATCGTTGGCGTCTCCCTCTATTGGCGGCATTACCATCCTCGCTCCAAATTTGGCCGAGGCCTGCTCTGCATATCTCTGGCCGACGCCAGACTTGTCGTGATCTGCCACGATCACAATGTCCTGGGTTGCGCCATACATCTCGCGCATGATGCCAGTGACCGGCACGAGATTGCTGGCGCTGTACGCCACCACCACCGGCCTGTTGGTGGTCTCATGGATGGTGGCTGCCGTTGCAAAACCCTCAGCCACAAACAGTGCGCCAGGCTCATCCAGTGAGCCTACCATCCAGAACTTTCCTCCAGTTTGGCCGCCTGGGTGGTACAACTTGCCGCCATCGTGGTCAATATATTGCAGCGTGGCCAGCGTGCCGTCTTGGTCGTAGAGTGGAAGCACCAGCCTGCCGTCTCCTGTAATTCGTGCGCCATGCACGCCAATGCCTTTGCGCTGCAGGTATGGATGCTCTGGGCTGGCTCCTTGGGCACCTGTCCAGATTTTCTCGACTGTCTCGCTGGCCACTTGGTGCTTGCGCTCCAGCTCAGCGTCGCGCAGCGCCTTGGCCTCTGCCATGCGTCTGGCGTGGGCCATTTCCTCCGTCTGCGTGAGCTTGCGTCCTACATCAGCTCGCCAGGTCACCTCCATGCCAGAACGCCAGCAGCCAAAGCGCCCTGCTGGAATGCCATCACCGAAGACCAGATACCAGCCTGGCTTGTCGCCGTGACCTGGTGCGCCTTTGGTGCCTGATCGAAACCTGTGAATCTTGCCATCCATCAGGATTTCGCTCGGTGGCTCCAGGCCGGCCGACTTGATGGCATCGATCAGTTGCTCTTCTGGTGGTGCGACCAGCTTTTCTGGTGGTGGTGCCCAAGGGCCGCCCAGGACTTTGGAGAGATCAGCCATGCAGTGCCGCCTCCTGCCGTGTCAGGTAGTCAGACAGCGCCTTGACCGTCTCGTACAGGGGCTTGGAATCCTCCTGCATGAACCTGTAGACCGTGGCCGGGTGGACCCCAGCATTCTCGGCCACTCGCTTGAGGTTGGCATCCTCAAGCCGTTTCTTGATCTGCTCAACAGTCATCATTTGTTGCACCTCTAAAAATATTTTTGCGGGGGTGCTTGCACTATACCCGATTTTCGGTTTATGATGCAACCACTGCGCGAACGGAATAACCCAAAGGCGCAGCAACCAAGAAGGAGAGCCAACATGGCAATCAACGTGAAGACCACCGGCAGCCTGTCTGCCAACGGTGTAAAAGTCCTGGCCTATGGCCAGGCAGGGGCTGGAAAGACCAGCCTCATCAAGACGCTGCCCAGCCCCATTGTGCTGTCGGCAGAGGGTGGCCTGCTGTCCATCCAGGACGCCGACCTGCCGTTCATTGAGATCACCTCAATGACCGAGCTGCAGGAGGCTTACACCTGGCTGACCAGCAGCGACGAGGCCAAGGCCTACAAATCGGTGGCACTGGACAGCATCAGCGAGATCGCTGAGGTCTGCTTAAACACCGAGAAGAAGGTCACCAAAGACCCGAGGCAAGCCTACGGTGCGATGCAGGAGCAGATGGCCGACATCATTCGTGCCTTCCGCGATCTGCCTGGCCGCCATGTCTACATGAGCGCCAAGCTGGAGAAGACCCAGGACGAGATGGGACGGGTTCTGTACTCGCCCTCGATGCCAGGCAACAAGACCGGCCAGGCGCTGCCTTACTTCTTCGACGAGGTGCTGGCGCTGCGTGTCGAGAAGGATGGCGATGGGAATACTCAGCGTGCGCTGATGTGCGACAGCGATGGCCTTTGGCTGGCTAAGGATCGCAGCGGCAAGCTGGATGCCTGGGAGGCACCGGACCTGAGCGCAGTCATTGCCAAGATTGGGGGCAAAGCATGATGCACGCTGACCTGAAAACACTCAGCGCAGACTGGTTGCGCTACAAGAGCGAAGAGGGCAATGCCACGACTGAGCGCCGCAAGATCGAGGACAAGATCGTCAAGTTGCTGGCCTTGGCTGAGAACTTCGAGGGCACTGAGACTGCTGAGCCAGAAGGCTTTGTGGTCAAGATCGCTGGCCGCATTGACCGCAAGGTTGACAGCGACAAGCTGCAAGAGCTGGCCGCCGAGCATGGCCTGACCGAGCATCTGGCACGTCTGTTTCGTTGGACGCCAGAGATCAACATGGCGCTCTGGAAGGCTGCAGATGAGACCATCACTCGCCCACTGGCAGACGCAATCACGGCCAAGGCTGGCCGCCCATCTTTCAAAATCACCATCAAGGAGTAAATCATGGCTTTTCTTGGACAAACCTTTGACGCAAACGATCTGCCGCAAGGCAATGGTGGAAGCTATGCGCCGCTGCCAGAGGGCAACTACAACGCGAACATCACGCAGGCCGAGCTGAAGGACACCAACGATGGCACCGGCCAATACATCAAGATTCGCCTGGACATCACAGGCCCAAGCCACCAGGGCCGAGTTGTGTTCTCGAACTTGAACATCAAGAATGCCAACGCGAAGGCCGAGGAAATTGGCCGCCAGCAACTGGGGGACATCATGCGAGCGATTGGCTTGTCGAAAGTGACTGACACCGACCAGTTGATCGGCAGCAGCGTCAACATCAAGCTGGCAATTCGTGCCGCACGCACGGATGAGAAGACCGGCAAGACCTACGAGGCCAGCAACGATGTCAAGGGTTATCGTGCAATCAATGGTGGGACAGCTCCAGCATTTAAGCCAGCCGCACCTGCAGCAGCACCTGCTGCCCAGGCAGCACCGGCAAAGGCAGCACCGCCCTGGCTGAAGAAGTAAGCAAGAAAAAGCCCCAGGAACCGTGAGGAACCTGGGGCAATGTGGCAACTACAGGAAGGAGACGGGAACCATGAAGATACCCGAAGCAAATCATAGCATCCAGGGGTTGATTGACAAAATACATGAGGCCAAGGCCGAGGTGCCCAGGCCGCACATGGGTTGCAGCCAGCTCGGCCATGTATGTGACAGATGGCTGTGGCTGAGCTTTCGCTGGGCTGTGCAGCCCAAGTTTCCTGGCCGAGTTCTGCGCCTGTTCCGCAGGGGCCAGATGGAAGAGGAAACCATTGTCAGTGATCTGCGAGCCATCGGCATGGATGTACGCAGCACAGGCAGCGCACAGAGCCGTGTAGACCTTGGATGTCATGTGTCCGGCAGCATCGACGCCATCATTGAGTCTGGCGTGCCTGAAGCGCCGAAGAAGCGCCATGTGGCCGAGTTCAAGACGCATAGCAAGAAGTCATTTGATGACCTGGTGAAAGAAGGCGTCGAGAAGTCAAAGCCCGAGCACTTTGTGCAGATGCAGCTCTACATGCACGGCACCAAGATCGACCGTGCCTTTTATCTGGCAGTCTGCAAGGACGATGATCGCATCCACACCGAGCGTGTGCGCTACGACAAGGAGGTGGCCGAGAAGTACATCCAGCGAGGCCACAGACTTGCCACAGAGGATCGGATGCCGCCGCCCATCAGCACAGACCCGAGCTGGTATCAGTGCAAGTTCTGCGATGCGCACGAGTTCTGCCACGAGACCAAGACCACCAAGCATGTGAACTGCCGCACCTGCGCGCACAGCACGGCCACCAAGGCCAGTGAGTGGCACTGTGCCAAGTGGGATGCTGTGATCCCGGTGGATGCCCAGCGCACTGGCTGTGAAGGCCATGTCCTACATCCTGATCTGGTGGCCTGGCAGCGCAAGGACGGGCCAGACGAGTGGACGGCTGTTTATGAGATCAATGGCACGAATGTGGCCAACGGAGACCCTGAACAAGAAGGCGTGTTCAGCTCCAAGGAGCTGCTCGCAAACGCTGCTGCCTGCGCCAGCGGTGATGAGTTTATTGCCGAGATGCGCAAGGATTTTGGTGGAAGGATTGTGGGATGACTATCGAAGCAATGAAGCAGGCGCTAGAGGCGTTGGAGTCTTGTACGC